TGCTGCAAACCTTTTATGCCGACGAGGATGCACAAACAAGTGCTGTCTATGCCATCGCTGATCATTTTCACATCGAGCGGTCGTCTGCCTACAAAAGGAAGAATCGTGCATTAGCTAAGTTTGCCATTCTTTTGTTTGGAAAGACATGATGTCCAAAATCGCGGACGCATGTACCTGTTTTGCGTGGTATACTAATAATATAAAAGTGTGAGAGAAGCCTTCGAGGGAGCAATCCTTTGAAGGCTTTTGCTATGTCTGGAGATGAGCGTTTTGCCTTGGAAACCAAAGAAACCATGTGCCTACCCCGGTTGCAGGGAGCTGACCGTGAACCGGTACTGCGAGCAGCACCAAAAATTAATGGACAAATATTATGACACCTACGAGCGCAACCCTGTCGTCAAGAAACGATATGGCAGAGCGTGGAAGCGCATCCGGGACCGGTACATCGGAAAGCATCCCTTGTGCGAGATGTGCTTGAAGAACCATAAGACCACACCGGCAACAGAGGTGCACCATATCCGTCCCCTCTCCCGCGGAGGCACTCATGATGAAGAGAACCTTATGGCGCTGTGCAAGCCGTGCCACTCGAAGATAACCGCCGAGATGGACGACCGCTGGCACCATACCAAAAAGGAATACCGCTACTAATGACTACGCTCCGCCGGGAGGGGCGGTCCAAATCTCTGTCGCGCCGAAATGCTAGACCGGTGCTGGGGTCACACGCACAAAAATTGCGGTTCAAACGGGGGATTTACCGCATGGGAAAGGAGTTGAACAGCTATGGCCAAAGATGGAACCAATCGCGGCGGCAGACGGATCCGCGCCGGGGACAAGCCGGAGGCGCTGGCCGATAAGATTGCCAAGGGAAAGGCAGCCACCATTATCGACCTGCCGACGCCTGCCTTAGAAGGGGCGGATTTAAATGATGCCGCAAATCTTACCGGCGAGGACATGCCGAATCCCAGCGACTATTTGTCTGCCCGGCAGCGGGACGGCAAGCCGCTCGGTGCCGACGACTTATTCCGCCAGACCTGGCGATGGCTGAAGGATCGCGGCTGCGAACGGCTCGTCAATCCCCGGCTGCTGGAAGCCTATGCCCAGGCATTTGCCCGATATATCCAGTGCGAGGAAGCCATCAGCACCTATGGACTTCTTGGAAAGCACCCCACGACCGGTGGTGCCATTACCAGTCCGTTTGTGCAGATGAGCCAGTCGTTCCAGAAACAGGCGAACCTGCTCTGGTATGAGATTTTCGATATCGTCAAGCAGAACTGCACCACAGCCTTTGTGGGAAGCCCGCAGGATACGATGATGGAACACCTGCTGCAGGCGCGGAAAGGAAAATAATTATGGAACTGATCAAAAAGAACATACAAGACCTTATCCCGGCAGCCTATAATCCGAGAAAAGATTTGCAGCCGGGCAATCCAGAGTACGAAAAGCTGAAACGCTCGCTGGACGAGTTCGGCTACGTCGAGCCGGTTATTTGGAACAAGCACACCGGCAATGTCGTCGGCGGGCACCAGCGCTTGAAGGTGCTCCAGCAGGAAGGTATTTCAGAAATCGACTGCGTCGTAATCGATATGGACACCGAAAAGGAGAAAGCCTTAAACATCGCGCTCAATAAAATCAGCGGCGACTGGGATACGGATAAATTAGCGCTGCTCATTACCGATTTGCAGGGCAGCGACTTTGATGTATCGCTTACCGGGTTTGATCCGGCGGAACTGGATGATCTGTTCAAGGCCGATATGAAGGATGGTGTACATGATGATGACTTTGATGTGGATGCCGAACTTCAAAAACCGGTATTTTCCAAGGCAGGTGATGTATGGCAGTTGGGGACACACCGATTGCTCTGCGGCGACAGCACCCAGCCGGAAACATATCAGCGATTGCTGCAGGGAACGCCGGTCAATCTGGTGGTCACCGATCCGCCGTACAACGTCAACTACAAAGGTCGGGCCGGAAAAATCAAGAACGACCATCTGCAGGACGACAAATTCTACCAATTCTTATATGATGCATTCACCTGTATGCACACCGTCATGGCAGAAGATGCCAGCATCTATGTGTTTCATGCCGACACCGAAGGACTTAACTTCAGAAAAGCCTTCTCGGATGCCGGTTTTTATTTATCCGGATGCTGCATTTGGAAGAAGCAGTCGCTGGTGCTGGGACGCTCGCCATACCAGTGGCAGCACGAGCCGGTGCTGTACGGCTGGAAGAAGAAAGGAAAGCACGAGTGGTACACCGGACGGAAGGAGTCTACTATCTGGGAGTTCGATAAACCGAGGAAGAATACGGACCATCCCACCATGAAGCCGATCCCACTACTTGCCTATCCCATTTTAAATTCCAGCATGACCGGCTGCACTGTGCTTGATCCATTTGGCGGCAGCGGCTCGACATTACTGGCCTGTGAGCAGACGAAGCGACGCTGTTACATGGTGGAACTGGATGAAAAGTTCTGTGATGTGATTGTGAAGCGTTACATTGAGCAGGTCGGCTCGAGTGAACATGTGACCGTGACACGGAATGGAAAGACCTATACCTATACTGAAGTGGAGGCAACATGATGCGTGTATGTATCAACCCCGGACACGACCGGGAACGGGACAGCGGTGCGGTGAATCCCAATACCGGACTGCGGGAATGTGATGTGGCTGCTACGATTGGAGAATTAGTGAAGGGATATCTGGAGACGGCAGGCTGCGAGGTGCAGCTCTTGCAAAGCGATAATCTGGCCGGGGAAACACCGGAGCTGCCCTGCGTGGTGGATACGGCAAATGACTGGCCCGCTGATGTATTCGTCAGTCTGCACTGCAACTCCGACAGCGGCTGCGCCCGCGGTACAGAAACGCTTATCTATGCCAATGACAGCGGTTCGTCTCCGCAACTTGCCGCCTGCATCCAGTCGCAGATCGTACAGAACCTTGGCACCGTGGATCGCGGCCTGAAGGAACGGCCCAACCTGATCGTACTGAAGGACACTATGATGCCTGCCGTTCTGGTGGAAACAGCTTTTATTGATAACGAGGATGATGTCGCGCTGCTCACGAATAACGCGGATGATTTTGCCCGGGCCATTGCCCGCGGTATAACAGATTTTGAAGGAAGATACTAATATGGATATCGAAACGATTAAAAATGAACTCAAGGAACACGTTCTGGATTCGGTGCAGGAGGATGCCAAGAACGCCACCATTTCCTGGCTGAATACGACGGTGCTTCCGGCAGCCAAAGAAGTAGCGGATGCTTACACAGCCGCCTTGCAGGAATCTGCCGGTAAGGAAACCGGTTGGAATAAGTTCCGCGATCAATGCTTTCTGCCGACGCTGATTGATGGCGGCCTGTGGCTGACTGGAAAGCTTCTCGGTAAAATGGCGACAGCACAAGAATAATACGTATAATTTGTGGTACAAACCCCTTGCTATAGTTTCCGGTTAGAGTGATATATGTACATGACAAAAAAACGAAAGGGGTTTACTACCATGAAGATTATGTACCATGCACAGGGAAAAACACGCAAGGAACTGGCCGATGCCATCAGCACCATTACCGGAGCTGCTAAAGTGTATAAGGGAATTCCCAGCTATACCTATGAGATTGACTGCTTCACGGTCGACCGCGATGGCAATCTTAATTTTGATGACAGTACAGAAGTTAAGGATTTGCTCAAGAAACTCGACAGCATGGGATTCCATGCACAAACACCAACAGAAAAAGAACCTGACGATTCGGAATCTGAACAGGACAATGGTTTGGTGATTGCCATGCCGCGTTCTTTCTTCACTGATACGGCACTGGCAAATCTGAAGAAATTGATTCGGGCCAAGAGTAATATTATGTTAAAAGTTTTCCAAATCGATGTGCTGCGCATGCAGGTAACGGAGGATAAAGTGTTATTCCCCTGGTTTACCGGCTGCCCAGATGCCGATACGGTTAAAGCCTACACCCATTTCATTACGGCTCTCTGCCATCTGGCAAAGAAACAGAAACGGGTACTGGCAACGGAACACCCATCAATCAACGAGAAATACGATTTCCGCTGCTTTCTGCTACGGCTTGGCTTCATCGGCAAAGAATACAAGGACGAACGGAAGCTGCTTCTGCAGCACCTTTCCGGTTCATCAGCTTTTAAAAATGGCAGAAAGGAACAACCTCATGATGAGATATCCGAATAAAATCAGGAAGAAATAATCACACAATATCATATTTATATACCAAGACTGCCCACTTCGGCGGTCTTTTTTGCTGCCGCAAAGGAGGTGACGCTGCTTGCGAACGCTGAAACGCTATCGATCCACGAAATTCAAGGCCAAAGATTCCAAATACAACAAGACCATGGCGGACTATGCCGTATCCTTTATCGAATGTCTCTGCCACACCAAGGGCACCTGGGCCGGAAAGCCGTTTGAGTTGATTGACTGGCAGGAACAGATTATCCGCGATGTGTTCGGCATCTTAAAGCCGAACGGTTATCGGCAGTTCAATACTGCCTACATCGAGATTCCCAAAAAGCAGGGAAAGTCGGAACTGGCGGCAGCGGTAGCCTTGCTTTTATGCTGCGGCGACGGAGAACAACGGGCCGAGGTGTATGGCTGTGCCGCCGACCGCCAGCAGGCATCCATTGTCTTTGAAGTGGCGGCGGATATGGTGCGGATGTGTCCGGCCTTATCCAAGTGGGTGAAGCTCCTGGCCTCACAGAAGCGGATCATCTACCTTCCTACGCACAGTTTTTATCAGGTGCTCTCTGCTGATGCCTATAGCAAGCATGGTTTTAATGTAAGCGGCGTGATCTTTGACGAGCTGCACACGCAGCCGAACCGAAAACTGTTTGATGTCATGACCAAAGGCTCCGGTGATGCCCGGACGCAGCCATTGTACTTCCTGATTACGACCGCCGGAACGGACACCCATTCCATCTGCTATGAAACCCACCAGAAGGCGCTGGATATTATCGCAGGACGGAAGATTGATGCCACCTTCTATCCGGTGATATACGGGGCCAAGGATACCGACGACTGGACGGATGTCAAAGTGTGGAAGAAAGCCAATCCATCGCTTGGCATTACGGTCGGCATGGACAAGGTCAAGGCAGCCTGTGAGTCTGCCAGACAGAACCCCGCTGAGGAGAATGCCTTCCGGCAGCTTCGCCTGAACCAATGGGTTAAGCAGGCGATCCGCTGGATGCCGATGGACAAATGGGATGCCTGTGCCTTTCCCGTACAGCCAGATGAATTGAAAGGCCGTGTCTGTTACGGCGGGTTGGACTTATCCTCCACGACGGATATTACGGCCTTCGTATTGGTCTTTCCGCCACAGGAGGAAGCAGACAACTATATTGTGCTGCCCTATTTCTGGATACCGGAGGAAAATGTATCCCTTCGTGTCCGGCGGGATCATGTCCCCTATGATGTATGGCAGAAGCAGGGATTCCTGCACACGACGGAAGGAAACGTCGTCCACTACGGCTACATTGAAAAGTTCATCGAAACCATGGGCGAGCAGTACAACATCAGGGAGATCGCCTTCGACCGTTGGGGTGCGGTGCAGATGGTGCAGAATCTCGAGGGCATGGGATTTACCGTCGTTCCGTTCGGGCAGGGGTTCAAAGATATGAGTCCACCCACCAAGGAACTGATGAAGCTGACGCTGGAAAAGAAGATTGCCCACGGCGGCCAGCCAGTGCTGCGCTGGATGATGGACAATATCTTCATCAAATCCGATCCGGCAGGCAATATCAAGCCGGACAAGGAGAAATCCACCGAAAAGATCGACGGTGTTGTGGCTACAGTTATGGCACTCGACCGTGCCATTCGCTGCGGCAACGACAACAGCGAAAGTGTATATGACCAAAGGGGGTTATTGATTTTATGAGTATATTCCAACGTATATGGAGCAAAAAGTCACGCGACAAGCCGAAAAACTACCTGTCTACGGCCTTTACGTTCCTGTTCGGCCCGACCTCCTCCGGAAATGTGGTGACCGAACGGACAGCAATGCAGACAACGGCGGTCTATGCCTGCGTCAGGGTGCTGTCCGAGGCCGTTGCCGGACTGCCGCTCAACATGTACCGCTATACACCGGATGGCGGTAAGGAGAAAGCCATCAATCATCCGTTGTATAGGTTGCTTCATGATGCCCCCAATCCGGAAATGACGAGCTTCATCTTCCGGGAAACGCTCATGAGCCATCT